AAATGTGCGCCACTCCCGTGGAATTAAAGGGAACGGTTTTAAACCCGACGCCAAAAGCATTTTCCCTGTCTTGGGATTCAAGATGCACGTATTTAGCGCCCGTAACTTTATGCTTTGCGCCCAGGAGCGTAGTCTTACCCAACTCTGTAGTAAGAGAGAAACCAGTCATAAGAGCTTCAAAAGCGTTAAGCTCTGCCCCGTCCGGTTCGTAAGCGACGCTATGAGTCTTAGTAGCTACACAACGCCAATTCTGTCGGCAGTTCTCTCCCCATGCACGGGTGTAAACACCGTCAACATCGAAGTTACCACCGTCCCTAATACCAATAGTATGATCGTCTGCAAGATCGCTGTAACCCGTAGAATCATCAGTTGAATAAGTAACGTCCAACCCTGACGCGGTAAGGTTACTCTCAAACGATGTTGGAGAACCAGCAGCATTATCAATACTGATATCAACATTTTCCGGCTGTGAAATTCCCGCTGTAGGCATTACCTAACTCCCCCTGTAATAGAGCATTTACCACTTCTTGAAAACTTTTCTGCTACACTCTGCGGAAGCAACCCACATGATTCTGCGAGAATCTCAATAGCACCCTCGCCTTTACCATGCTTAATTGCCTCACGCGCAAACACTCCAACCATAGGTTCGGGTGCGGGCAGCGTTTTCGTATCCTTCATGTTTTCTGTCTTATCCGTCATGTTGGCTTAACTCCGATTTTGTAAATGCCGCCTGAGTGTGTATAAACCTTGTCATCTTCTGCATCTTCGTCAAAGTAGACCATACCAACCCTGATAGTTGAACCATGTTGGTTAGTCCCTATGGTTAGCGTGACGCGCTCTAGTGCTGCATCTATCGCCTTTGATATGTCATCTGCTTCATCTGCATTTGTGGATACCGCAATAACTGACATATAGAAAACCTGGAAAACTCTCGCCCCCATCGTTTCTATATCTTCAGAGTTTGCTTGTGGGTGCATCCTGATTAGCGGATACGTTGTCCCTCTTTTTGCCTTACCTCTTTTGACTCTAGTGTTTGGAACATAAGCCGTAACGCCTGCCACATTGAGCGCCGCGCGTATTGCTGTCGCTACTTCTTTATGTGTTATCTGTGCCATTTGCTGTTATGTCCCTTGAGCTAGTACCGCCCCAATCATTGCTTCTACTGCTGTTCTTCCTTTGTTTGCTGCCGGGAAAAAGAATGGTATGGCGCTCATTTTTGATGTTCCGAATTCCACATAAACCGCATATTCAATGTTGGTATACATTTCATATACTGCCTGTTCTACATGCCTGTAGTAGATGCCTTTTTGTAGTGTCCCTGTATCGTAGCCGTGGCCTGGGGCTAGAGTTTTCTTAGCGTTAGCCTTAACCTGCTCCATTATCTTCTTCATGCCAGCTTTGATTAACTCTTCATGCAAATTGGCAATCATTAGATAATTGTTGAAAACAATTGTGGTATGGAACTTAGGCATTTACCTAACTCTCTTAGCGCCAACTATCAACAAAATCTTGTTAGTGTCGCTATCCCCAACTGTCACTACCTCAAAAGTTGAACCTCCTATAATCAACCTATCCCCTCTAGTTATTGAGGTTCCATGTGGAAGCCTAATAGCGTGAGTCCCTATGTCGGCTTCTTTCCCCCCAATTGTCGCCACTTCACTTGAAACCGCTTTACCCGTATTACTCAGATAACATAGACAAGTTAGTGCGGTTTGCTGTGGCGTGTATGTATCAATCTCGCTTCCGCTTGCACTGGTCGCTACCGATTTAATGTGGTGCGTTGCCGATGCTGTTAGTAGTTTCTCTGCTTGAGTCCTGGCAATAGATAGTTGTATTGTTGTTGGTACTGCCATTGTTAGATTTCTTCTACATAGCTACTGTTTGCCTTATGACTATCTCTTACCCTATTCACTCCAACATTTGACAAAGTAGTATCTTGCCCTAACGATGATTCGAGAGAATCCGCCATTGCTTGATATTGCTTAGAAACATCGGAAAGCTGTAGTTTCTCATTCCCTGTTTGTATCGTGCTTCTCTTAGCCCACTTGGCT